GGATTGGTTACAATAATAATAACAATAGCAATAGCTGCTAGTATTTTTCCTATTCCGCTTTTAGACCCCGCAGGTACTAAAGAGATAGTTACATCTCCTTTACAAATAGGAACTATTAGGTCTGTCTGATCAATAGACCCATCTTCTGTCTCAACCATAAAGTTTATATCTTCTTGGTGACATTTTCTTACATAAGGTAGAAAATCGGGTCTATTTGCATTTATACATTTAAAAATATCAGCATAGTTGTTAGTATTAACAACAAACTTGCTTCCAAACCTCTCTCCTAGCTCTCCTTGTAGATACACACTATGTTGCATAACGATAGACCCCACTTATATACTTTTTCCAAAAGGGATAAAGATTTTCCCTACAGGATATTCTGTTCTCTGCATGATGATAGAATATATCATCACCTAAATAAACTCCACAATGGTTGCCTACTAAAGCCTTGATTGTGAACACTAAAAAATCGCCTTTTTGCATATTGCCTTCTACTTTTTCAAAACCCCAAGTACTTATGTACTCATCGGTAAAATAATCTAAGCCTTTTTCCCACCAATCATCTTCAAAAGGAAGCCGCATAGGAAGATTTAAACCTTTTGCTATATAATAGTCTCTGGAAGCTTCTAAACAATCACTTACACCAAATTCATAATCTCTTCCATAAAGAGGTTTGGTATCGCGTACAGGGTGTAATATTTCCATGTCCATTTCAGGGTAACTAAATATATAATAAGGTATGCCGATTGCATTGCAGTACTTAATATCATTTCCACTAGGCTCTGTGGTTCCATCGGGATGGCTATGTACAATACCTACAATATCTGCTCGGTGCCCTATACTAATATACTGTTTTGAGTCTATAACAAAGTCATTCTCATCTTCTGCTACATTATCACAAGGAAACCATTCTTTCTTTCCTTTAACTACTGCCAGTACGCCACAACCTTCTTTAGGGTACCACTTCTCAAAATGCTCTTGTATTTCTTTTAATTGATTCATATTTAATATTTCAACGTTCCAGGGAATGATCCAAAAGGCAAACGAGCGGCTAGGTTTGTTGATCCTTCTGGTTTTTGATTTGCACTTGTAAGTACGGAAGGCTTAAAGCCGTATCGAGCTTTACAAGATTGTAATGTTTTACCACATATTTCTTCTCTAACCCAGTAAGGGCTTGTATCTGTAGGTATTTGTCCTGTTGAAATTATGCGGGCTTTCCATATTGTTACTGCATTATACCGAACAAGAGTACCTATTTGATAAGTAGTTCCCGAAGCCCATTCAGTCCATTTACGAACTTCTTTCCAATAAGCAGAAGTTGTAGAAGGAGCGTTGCCTGTTCCTGCAACTGTACGCACCCAAAACTTACCTCCATGAGTAATATAGCTGCTGGTAGTGTATGCGGTGCTTGCATTAAAAGTGTCAGTAATACTTTCTGAAGCTATGAGAGGTCGATCGTCAAAGTCAAAGTAGGCTTTATGAGCGCGCACAGTTCCATCTCCATTATAGTTAACTGCTCCATCTGTGTTCCACGTGCACCCTCCGCCTTTTCCGGAAGCATGTCCTTGGTATTTCCAGCTACAGTATTTACCGACTACAATACGTCTAGGCAGCTGTATATTTTCTAGGTCAAACGGAGTAGCTACTTCATACGTAATAGAGGTTGAATTTTCTTCTGCTATTCTGTCAATTATATACTCTTGTGAAGAAAACTCTATTGGAGGAGAGGCATCTTCAGCTCCTCCTACTAGGTATTTTCGAAGAGTTTGACGACGAATAAGTCTTTCGCCTATTAAGTCATCATTTTTAAAGTCGCCTAATTCTGTTTGAAATAAAGTTCCTATATTAGCAACCGTAAATGCAGGCCTGCTGGAGGCCCCGTCTGCTTGTAGTTCGAGACCATCGATCATCATTGGCATAGGGTTATAGTCGCGAATAGTGTAGGGACTAGTTTTATCTCGAAACTGTACATCTGTTAAGTCAGAGTCTAAGCCAGGATGGAAGTACAGAGTAGTTCCATTAGGTAAAGTTATTTCAAATAACTCTATAAGCGCAGAATTAATTTCTTGTGTTTGTACATCTGTTGCAATTACGTTACTCATGCTTCAAAAACTCTCTTTAAGGATAGTGAAAGACTATAAAAATTATCATAGCTATAGGTTGTTGAATAAGATGTTGTTATTACTTTTACTTCTCTTTCTCCAACACCTGCGGGACCTGCAGGGTTAGAAGTTACATTAGAATCAGGTAAAATTAAAGGAAAAGAACTTACACCTCCTTTCCCGTCTAGAAAAGCTACTATATCATCAATGTCTTCTTTAAGACGAGTTGCAAAAGTTAGAGTATAGACTTCGTTTAAAGTATTAATTCCATCTGCAATACGTTGCTCATACCCATCTCCAAAATTAGAAACAAGTACTCGAGGGGTGCTTTGCTTTGCCATTGATTTGTCAGGAGTAGCATATGTACTGCCTCCATCATATATAAAACCTATTGTCATTATGCTGCTCCATACGGATTAAGTATTCCGCCTGATCGTTTTTGATTTTGTAGCTCTACTTGTACTGCCGCTGCTACTGCTCCTCCAAGCTTGTCCATATCTGGTCCCGTGCTCCCTTTATTGCTAGATTGTCCGTCTGTAGATATATTAACTACGATGTTATTGTTTGTTGCTCCGCTATCTTTCATATCTACGGGTATAGCTCTTCCGTTAGGTAGAGGAACCACTGCTTCTGTTCCGTGAAGAGTTGCTGGGTACCCTGAAGTTGAGCCTCTTGCGACTCCTCCAGTTGCGTATCCTTGTAGTTTTTTGCCATTAGACGATACTCCGCCATTTCTATAATCAAATAAGTCTCTTGCATCTGGAAGACTGGCATTCTGACTACTAACAAGGGTAGGTCCTATAGGCCCTGTAGGACCTCCAAAAGCAGCCATCATCAGTCTCATGACCATCATTTGAGTAATCATCTGAGAAATTTGGGAAAGTATACTTAGTGCCATACTTTTGAAAGCTTCTTTTGCCGAAGCTGTTCCTGTAACAATTGAATTAAAAGCATTAGACATACTACTTGCAATTCCATCAAAAAGTGCTTGCTTATTTTCCGCCATTTTAGCAAGTATCTGTTGTTGTTTGATTTGCTCGTATAAGAAGACTTGTTCTTCTTGATTTAAATGAGTCCCTATGGCTTTTAGCTCATTCATTCTGACATTGAAAGCTGTCATAGCAGGGTTCATAGATATAGATTGTAGCTTTAGTTGCAGAGCCTCTGTATCGGCTTGAGCACTTAATAAAGCTATTTCATTTCTTCTTTCGTAGAGATCTATTTCTTGTCGTATAAGAGCTAAGCGAGCACGAGCACTTTCTTGAGTTGCGCCAGCTGCCAATATTTGGCTCCCAGAAGACAGCCCATCGTTTGTTCTTTTCGAAAGATTAATATTTGCATCTCTCAAAGCTTGTTTCGCTATTGCTAGTCGTTTTTGTTGATCAGCTTTTATGCCAACCTGCTCTTCATTAACTCTTGCTTGTCCGTATGTACCTGTACCACCTGCTTTAATCTTTGCCAATCTAAGAGCTTCCATAGTTTGAGCTTTAGTCAAAGTAAGCATCTCTCTTTGTTGTGTCAATATCTGACCTTGTATGATTAATTCGTTGTTTGCTACCTTATTTTTGGCTATTCCTAGGTCTCGCAAGTATTCTGCCTGTGTTATTTTTGTTTTATTGGCCTCAATACTTTCATTTATAACTCCCAGCTCTTCAATCTGTTCCTCAGTAAGCTTCTTTTTCTGCTTTCCTTCCTTATCAAGATAGATACCTTGCTTAGACAGAAGTACTTCCTGTGCCATTAATTCATCATTAACAGAGGCTTGAAGTACCAAGTTTTTTGCCCTTATGTTCTGCTGCTTATCTTGTATAGTTACACCTACGGTTTGAAGTTTTACAGAGTCTAATGCGGCTTTGTTTTGCCCTGACTCTAGCCTAGTAATCTCTGTTTTCCTTGCCGCAAGATTCTTATTAAACGCTTCTAGATTTTTTGTTTTTTCTCCCATTTTATCTGTAAGATCAATGTCGTTTTCAAGCTGCTTGCTTAACCTTTCTCGCTCCGTGTATATCTCTCTATAAACGTCGAACATCTCCGAATCAATGGTATCAGCGCCAAACATCTCGATTTGGTGGTCGGCAGCTTCCAAAGCTTGCCTATTATCAAACTTAAATTCTTTTAACTCGCTAGATTGACGACTGTTTTCCCTTTTTAAACCTTCAAAGGCTGTTTTCTGTGCTTGGATTACGTCTTCTACATTAGTTATTAAAGCAGACGCAAAAGGTTTTTTCATAGTACCAGTAAGTTTTGCAAATTCCGTATCCATAGAATTAATCTTAGAGGGAAGCTTTTCAAGTGTCATAGCTAAGTTTTGTATATCATTCGAAATGTTAATATATTCTTTTGCTGCAGCAGCAGTTATTTTCTCTCCTTTCTGTAAACTATGACCTAGGCCGAAAAACCCGCGGTCTAGTAATGCAGCTGAATCAGCTGTCATACTTAACCTGTTAAACAACTTAATATACTCGTCAGAGGTTTTATCAGTACGTTTAGCTAACATGTTCATGTCTGTTATTAATGCACCAACGTCTAAACTTGAAGTGGCTTTGCCCCTAGTTTGTATCATCTCTGCGGAATTAAGCATACTATAGTCTTTCATAACATCAACAGTACGCTCTAACTCCAGTCTTAGCGTTTCGTACTTTTCGGTTAATTTTTCGGTATCTCTCGCTAATTTCTTGGCGGATTCACTTGTTGGGTTCATTCTTTCTTCTAGTGTTTTGAATAAGTCCACTGCTATAGAGATCATAGATAACCAGAAAAAAGCTTTACCTATTGCTGCACCTAAAGTTGCGGCTTTACTAGCGATGCCCGTAAAAACGGCTTTAGTAGTTGCGCCAAGTCCTTTTAACTTTAAAGTGAAACTCTTTACCGCCATTTCGCTTCGTTTCATTTGAAAGTTAAAATCAACTGCTCCTTTTTTATGGATGCCAGCCCTTATATTATAGCTTCTTCGCAAATCAGCAACTTGTTTTGCATTCATGTTTTTCAAAAGACCTGTTCTCTTTTTTGCAGACAGTCTAAGTTGATTTTCGGCATGGGCAAGTGCTTTATCTGCCGCTTTTTGCGATCTTTTAGAGTCTGTATTTCCCTTTAAAAAGTCTAGTCCACCTTGCCCCGATTTAGTGCCTCCGGGTACGGTTGCTGCTATTTTTGCACCTGCCTCTTTAGCATTACTAGCATCATTCATACGGGCAAGCTTTAACTTTTCGTATGCTTTCTGTGTTCGTTCAACCCTCAGCTGTATGGCTCGTTGATCTCTGCTTACTTGTTTTGCTGTATCTAAGCTACTTTGCTTCCAGGCGCTCATACTTGGAAGTACTTGCTTGAGGAGCCCTCCTGCAAATAAAGCTATTGCTCCCGATAGTGCGAACATGTTATTTGCTAAAAAACCTGCTATTCCCGCGAGAGGTCCTGATATACCAGTTTTTATAGTATTAACTACATCATCAAATGATTTTGCAAACTGGTTTAAAGCGAAAGCAGTTGGATCCATCATTTTTTCCATAGCCCCAAACTTACGTTCCGCCTGCTCTAGTACTTCATTAGCCACTGCTTGGCTTCGTTCGAATTCATTTAAATCTCCTGCCGCCTTTCCTATTACTAACCCGTATTTGCGAGTAGCATTTTCCAAACGAAGTATAATACCTAATTCATCAAGTAGTTCAGGCTCTGCTTTTGTAACACCACGTATTAATCTATCGAAAGAGTCACCTAAATCTCTTCCTAGCGCAAGAGAGGCATTTTTTGCGGCTGCACCTAATCTAGATAACTGGTCAGGACTTATACCAGAAGCTGTACCAATAGCAGCAGCTTTAGCAGCTTCTGCATACTTTAACTGTCCATTAGTAGCATCTACTAAAGAGTCAGATATTGTTTTATAGGCTACACCGGTTACTGCACCCATTGCTTTTTGACCTTCAAGTAGATTTTTGAAATCCATAGAAGATTTTAAGAAGTTAAAAGCTGCTGAAACAGCAAAAGCTGTGGCGGCTAGAGTTGCATAAACTCCTACTAGCCCTCCTGCTCCTTGTGCCATTTTTGAGAAGTTTTTTGTTCCGCTCGAAGAAGCTTGGGCAGCTCCTTTAATATTACGATCCACAGTGCGAGCAGAGTTACCCAGTTTGTCAAGGTTTTTAGCGGTTTTTTTCGACTCTACTCCGAGCTTT